GACCCAAGTACAGATTCAGAGTTTTGCTCTGTTGTTGTTTCTGGGCTATCTGTGGGTTCGGTGGTCATTGTTTCTTCAGCCATTATCTTTATCCTCCTTTAATAGATTAAGTATTCTGACTATAACTGCTCTTTGTCCTTCGTTAAAGGCAGTTGCGTAAGGGTCTCTTGAAAATGAAATCCTGTGGTAATAGGCTTCCATCAAATCTTTTAAAACTCTTTCTCCATGCTTTGATGTGAAAGTTTGTTTGTAATCTCCAGATAATATTTTTAAGTCTCTTTCTGCTGTATCATTAAAAATATCAGCATCAAAGTTATCGTTTCCTGCCATTATAGTAATCCTTCTTCTCTCGCTATTTCTGTTGCTTCGTCAATAATATCTTTAGTTTGAGGGTCTGACATATCTTTAAGAGCTGAACCTTGACTTTGAGCTATATTTGCTTGTTGCTGTGCCATTTGCATTTGTTGTTCCATTTGTG